CACAATATCCTGTGAACTGCTGTCGTTGCTGTTATATGTTTGGGTTACAGCATTGCCGAAACTGGTAACCTCTGAAATTGTGTCAGCAACAGCCTGACCAATTGAGCTGTTCCCAGTATAACCTTTGCCATCACCCCATGAACTAGGACTGGTCCAACTCCAATAAGCAGGAACACCATCTGGACCCGGCAGACCAGCGCCACCCGCATCACGCAACATTTGCTCTTCCTGCGGATTAATATAAGCCAGCATGTGAGGCTGACCCATAATCTCAGTCTGACGTGGAGCGCCACTAACAACATTCTCTAATGCGCCAATACCTGCGTCTGGATGGACAGGTTCTGGCTTGGGCATCATAGCTTGGGGTATTTGGTTTTTCTGCACAATCGCGTTTACGCGGTCCATAAAAGTATTCATCACGCCCCCATAGGTGGTTGTTGTGGCACTGGTTGTGGTTGTGGCTGCGGTGGTTGCTGTGGCTGAAGCATCGCCTCTGTGATCGCGCCCAGCGCACCGGGTTCGCCCCCACCCATGCGCCGCTTGATCTCCATGACCTTGTCGATCAGGTACTTATTCATATCCATAGGCGGTTGTGCCTGTGGCCCTCCAACATTGTCGGGAGGGGACATTGGAGGGCCACCCTGTGGACCCTGCTGCGGTAGACCGCCGAAGGCAGCAGGATTGATAGGAGGCAACCTATACTGTGGGGGGTACATTTTTCATTGCCTCCATCTGGATCTTAGCTGCATTTTTCTCACGCTCTAGCTGCAATTCTGCCTCCAGCTTCATGATCTTAGCCTGCATGTCTTGCTGCGCTTTGGCAGCATCGATTTCCATATCCTGACGCGCTTCAGCCTGCTTGATCTGGATGTTGGACTGAGCTTTGGCCTGATCTGCTTCGATCTGGGCCGTTGTACGGGCCTTCAGAGCCTCTGTCTCAAGCTGCGCGAGCTGCTGTGCATATTGCAGAGGATTGCCCTGTTGGCCACCCTTTCCGCCCATGCCTGCCAATGCTTGGATCTGCTTCATCTGGGGAGCCGCCGCCACAACTTGAGCTGCGCGTTGGCTGATCAGAAGATCCATTTGCGGATCTACAGCACCAAACTTGAAGTCTGGGTCTTTGAAGTTTGGCATTGGCGGCATCTCCATCTGGATGCTTGCCTCCATGCGTTGACGATACAAAAGCGCAATATGTTCTGCGATGTGAGCGATCAAAATGGGCTGCATCGCCTTTGCGCCGGGATTACCAGCCAAAGACGGATCTTGTATAAACTGCATGTGAACCGCAATATGTGCGTCATGATCTTGCTCTGGAAAGGCTCGAATTGGTTTGCCATACAGAACGCTCATGTTCTCATCGATTGGGTCCATTTGAACAGCCTCTTCAGGCTTCTTCAAGACCTCATCAATGTTAGGTATTCGAATCGCCTCATACATCCGCTTGTATGCCTCATACAGATCATGGAGCTGCGGAGCTGATCGCGCCATTTCCAAAACAGCTTGGGCCTGCGCGATGCGCTGTGCTGTCGAGAAGATGTTAGGATCAGACACTGGAACAATGTCAATATGGTCATCAAAGTCGGAACGATAGATAATCTCCGAAGCTCCTGCCTGCGAAAAGCTAAACTCATCGGGGAGATTCTCTGCGTTCAACTCCGCAAGAAGTTTAAATTCTTGGCCCTGTGCATAATGCAAACGCTTGTGGATTGCGCTAAACGCCTTCGATCCTTGTTCAATCAGAGCGACAGTCGTTCCGACTGGGGAGTTTGGATTTGCGTCACCGATATTAAGGTCTGCCGTGCTGGCAAAACGCTGGCCAGCCTCGACCATAAAGCCAAGTAAACTGAACAAGGAGCTTGATGGCTCTTTGAACGGCAGGGGCATGATGGCCTTGTTCACGTCATCAACGGTACTGTCGAGATCCACAAACTCGCCGGGGCTGATTTGCATGTCGCCGCCATTGACGCGGCCACGCAACTTAAAGCCACCTTGCATGTTGCTAAATGCGGCACTGTCGAGAAGGGCGCGAAGCGACCCAGTCGCTGCTTTACCCAAGCCACCGATCATGTGGTACAGGCCAAATCCATAGAAGCCTAAACCGGGCAGGAACTTGTAGCTAACAAACCAATCGCGGCGCTTCTTGCGCTCATCGTCTTCTTTCCAGTTGCGGCGAATACTCACCACATTCTGGCTTTCATAGTCAATTGTGATCACATATGGGATGGCGACAGCGTTTTCGTCTGCCTCATCGCTATCCATTTCTTGACCATCGATGCCCTCGAACAAGTCATAGACGTGCATTTCGAGCAACGTCATTACATCGTCTTGGCTGTCATCGCTGTACTGATCGACGCCTTCGATCTGACCGATTGTATCGCCTGAAGGATCTAGTCCATCACCGCCACCATACTTCGTCGGCAAGTAATATCCGTTCTGGACGTAACGATTGAAGTCGTTCTTTGGCATACGGATGACGTGGGTATAGCGCGGAGACGTATAGAGGTCTTTGCTCTCTGGAGCGACCACGAAGTCTTCAGCTTTAACGAACTGGCTGCACTGCCGATCCAAGTTAGCGTCCCACCAAACCTTCTTGAAGGTGTGGCCGATCAGCGGGAGGTGAAACAACATCTGATCAAGATCAGGGAAATACTCAGGCATTTCCTGCGTGATCTGGTAGTTCATAAACTCACGCACACGGCGAGATTGATCTTCTAATTTTTCGTCTGGGCTACCAATGATGATCGACTTGACCGGGCCACCTGAAGGATACATCTCTGCAATTGCTTTGGCATTGAACTGTGTAGCAGCTTCAGCAATCAGAGGATGTACTACGACTGACAATCCGCGTGTGGCACGTTCATCTTCGCCTTCATCCAGTCCACCATCTGGGTCTAGGGTTTTCAACCCTTCCTTATATCGTTCTTCCCACTCAGAACGTGCTGCGCGGTCATTCTCGTAGAACGACACTAACTCGCTGGCTTTTCGAGCAAGTTCCTTTTCGTCAATTAATTCGGCTAGGTTTTTATCGAACTCTGCATCGTCCAACTCTTCCATGTAGTCTAGCTCTGGATCACCGATCAGAACGTCACCGTCTGCCAGCTCTTCTATCATCAGTTCATCGGCAGGAGCGCCTTCAGCGAATGGGATAATGTTTTTTGGTTCAGCCATAGAGCGTCATCCTTTGTTTTTCCATCGGCTCATCGTCATCTGGGTCTTCACTGTGACCAACGAACCATCCTTTTCGCAACCTTAACCATGCTTGTGTGCATGTATCAACAACATCATCATTTGGATGTGCAGGAAAGGCTGCGCATATATCTATTAAATCTTTAGCCCATTTCCGATTAGAAGGGAAGAAAATCCTGCCATCTTCCAAAAGTGCGCTTGATGCATGGGCGCGAGCCTCTTTATCGCGGTCTGGGGAATATGCCAATACTGGCACACCAGCCATGCGTAAGTCTTGCAGCAAAGACTGGCCTGACGCCTTCTTCTCAATCAGCACAGCATCTGGCTCCCACTCTTCGTAAGCCTCTTGCGCCATGCGGCGTAGATCAGGGTAGCTGACCTTATCGTACCAACACTCAAGCACAATCGCACACATTGCGCCTTTGTAGCTGAACACGCCCCAAGTTGTACGGGCGCTGAAGCTGGAGCTTTCCTTGGCCTCGAAGGCTGTATCGTATGATTGCAAGACGTATTCGATGTCAGGCAGATCTTCTTTCTCCCAAGGAACCCACCAGCTTGCCTTCAGGATTCCGCCACCTTTTGGACTTGGGCGCTGCTGTAGCTGACCAGCAGAAGCATAAGTGCCAAGACTGCGCTCCAGAGTTGACAGCGTTCTGTCATCTATGCGTTCAGGCCAAAGCAGCTCGCCCTCCTTTGTGCGCGGATCTGAAAAGCCCAGAAATGACTTGCTTGGCGTTGGGTGGCCGATTTCGTATCGGGCAGGCAGGCAAAGGTGGTTCCACTCATCGCCTAGCTGGTTCGATAGAATATGCCCGGTTAGGTCTTGCTCATGCACACGCTGCATGATGATGACGAAAGCACCAGTGCGGGGATCGTTAAGCCGGGTCTGCATGGCTTGGTCCCACCACTCCAGAACGCCTTCACGCACCTTGGAGCTGTCGCTGTCCACCACATTGTGTGGATCATCTATGCAGATGATGTCACCACCGTCACCTGTCAGAGCGCCACCTACGGACGTTGCGATGCGGTATCCTGTCCTGTCGTTCTCGAATCTTTGCTTCTGGTTTTGGTCACCAGTCAGCGCGAACTTGTCACCGAAGTGCCTGTTGTACCAAGGGCTATCGATCAGGCGGCGACACTTGGTGCTATCTCTGATTGACAGGGAAGAGGCATATGAGGCGTACAGGAACTTCTTTTCTGGCTGGTGGGTCCACGTCCAAGCTGGCAGCGCAACGGCCACGCTGATGGATTTCATGTGGCGTGGCGGCACGTTTATGATCAGACGTTTGATGTCGCCTTCGACAACGGCTTGGAGGTGATCGCTGATTGCATCAACGTGCCAGTTGTTTTGGAAATCAACGCCCGGTTCAATCGTCGGCCAAGCTGCTTTC